CGCTGAGCTTTTATACTCATTAATGAAACCAATGTAGTTTCGTGAAATAAAATTTGGGCCACCAGGGATTCCACCAGCGAAGGCAATAGTCTCCGGTAAGGTTTCAAACCCAGGGGGCACAAAATCTGTCTCATTCAAGATCCAAGTTGCCTTGGCCTTGATTGGTTTATGTTGTTGTTGTTGTTGTTGTTGTTGTTGTTGTTTTTGTACATGAGAAACATGGCCTTCCGGAAAATCTGAAAAAATTTGATCAGATATTGAAACAGGAATACCATTAACGAAAGCACCAGGGTGACGAGCACCTTTCTTCTTAAGTTTTTTGTTTATCATATTAATTTTAAAGCCTACCTCCTTCCGATGAATATGAGAAGCATTATGCTCAGCGGGGAAAAAACTAAACCCCTCAACGTGTTGGACAGATTGATACTTTATCGATAATTCAGATTTCTCCAAACCAAGGACTATGTGTAACGCACTGCATTTCCCGTCTCGTACATCCATTAACTTAGCAATATCAGTCTCATTAGAAAGTTGATCTCGATAGTTAGCAAGTAACCAACGTGAGTAATTTTTAATAAAAACTTGAACCACCTTTTCTTCTTCCGACTGCCCTAAGGCAGTTAGATCAAAAAAAGTGGTAAGAGATGCTGCTATAACATCAGGGGACTTACTTTTCAACATTTGGGTAATAGAAGTAGTTAGCTTCTCCAAACGAGGCTTCGGTATCCAGGCATTAAGCGCTTTATTCCATTGAGCTGTAGAGCCAAGAAATTCAAGTCCTTCCAAAGAAGAACTAATCCTAAAGGCACGGTCCTTTACAGTTAACCGCAACAGCGCATATGTTTCGCGCACAAACTCTTCAAAATCCTTTTGAATAAATCCATCAGGAAACCAAAAAGGTTTGTTTAATGTTCCTAGAATATCATCTCCATAAAGAGATTTTACGACATTAGCCATAATCTCAGAATAGGACAAAATTCTACCAAATTGTCTAACCCCCAAACGAAGATATAAATAGAAGCACAAACGTGTATGTGACCAACAGTTATCAACCGTAGTGTTATTTGAACCACTAGAGTTTCCATCTGGGCGTTGAAACATAGTTCCATCATTCATACAGCAGACTGGTTGAAGTGTATTTTTTACTACCCATTGATAATGTGTTTTTATACACACATCTTGTTTGGTACATAACTCAGCCAAATCGCCTGTTTGTCTTATAAAAAAATCTTGTCCGGGGAAAAGAAAATAAGTCCTATCATCATAAACTTCAATGAGACACACATCACGATCATAACCAGAAACATCTATAGTGAAATGAATGGGATCATCGAATGCAAGCTCGTGAGCCATGCACAACCGATTGAAACCACCAAACTGCTTAATAAAACCATATCGAGGCCAATGAGTTCGAAAACTATGGGCATATTTTTTCATTCGATAATTTTGCTCATCGAAATAAAATTTTTGGTGTATCAAGAAAGGAAGTTCTGGATTAAAAATCGTTCTAAGTTTCTCATCGATCATTACATCGTCAAAAGGAAGGTATTCCTCTTTCGGAAATATTGACCAAATTGGAGTATGACAACGCTGCATTTCAATGGAAAATATACTAGAAGCCAAAAGTTCGGCTTTAGACTTAAACCCCATAGAGGAATAAGGTTTTCCAACTGAAGATGACATGTTGATATCATAGATCATAGAAAAATTGCTATTATGTTGGTAATCAAACATACGACGGGTATATTCACCTGCAATATGCCATAAATGGTCAGTAGGACGTGGAAGCCGAGGCTTATCACACTTACTAATTGACTTTATATAACGATCCTGAGTATGTATGGCTGGAGTACAGCCTACAAGTTTTTCAATAGAATTATCTCCAGTTTCCTGAACATAAGATTGATAGATTGGATCTATTGCTTGTGAAGTTTCCTTGAAGTTGCCACTTATAAGATTAGGGCAAGTTCCTAGATTTGTCATATGCTTAAATTTAACTGATCCGGTACCAGTTGGGCGCCAGTTATCTTGAACCAAAGGGTGAAATTCACCTGATGGAGTACAATGTGTAACCGACTCTTTTTTAAGGGAGAGAGAAAACTCCCTTTCTAAAAATCCCAATTTACCAAATCAACAAAATGAGTCTCAGCAAATGAAAGAAAACAATTAAAAATACTAGCTGTAGCAGAATGTATTCCAATCGCTCGATTTTGGAGACCAATAACAGGGGCACCACATGCTCCTTCTTCAGAATTATAATTAACAGGAGTTAAATCAGTACAAACACCAGTTACATGCCCTACACTATACGAAACTCCTTTAGCAGAAGTATCGCTTACATATGTCAAAGAGACTTGATTAGGATATTTTTTTCCTCGAACACAGTCTACAGTGAATGCTTTTTGCAGTGACAGTAATTTAATGTTTTTTGATAGAACTAAATCTTCTCGGGCATGAGCCAAAGTGTGTTTTAATCCAATTTCTTGAACAGAAAGAACAACAGGAGCATTACCTACTCCAACAAATGTCATTTTATCATCGGCTTTAAGGACATGGAAATAATGCTTATTTATTGCAAGGTATCTTTCCTGTTTATGGGTTATTATGCAAGAATTTCCTACATAATTAGATCGGTCGCCTATTTTGAACGTGGCATTAGGGCAATTGCCCTTATACACAACTACAGTATTAGCATAGTCAATGTCTAAATCAAGAGAGAGAGTATTTTCAAGTTTACTTTCGTTTATAACATCAGTCGTAACAGTCAAGGTTTTTTCAGGCACAAAACTTATAGTTTTCTCAAGATCAACTATTACTAGTTTATCTTCAGGCTCTTTTCCTTTTGATTGTTT